TAAATGACCTGAAAGAGCATTGTACTGAGATCCTCCTCCGGCTAGGTAAGTTACAGTTAGCGTAGTGTTTTGAGGAGCTAAACCATATGTCTGTGTTGTGACAAAGTTTGTTGGATCGTAAGCTGTATTAAGCATAGTCAATCCAGTGGTCAATCCCACTCCTACCGTATTTGGATCGGGTATAACTGCAGTATCAGCAACAGAATTTATTCCAGGTCCAAACTCAAGAACCAAAGTATTATCGGTTTTGAATCTTGTAGTAAACCTTCTGGGCACGCTAACTTTTTGTAGCATGTAAGGAACTTGGTTAGCGTATTGATACAAAGAAGGATAGTTAGCTGCTGTGTTTTCTACAGGATTGAGTATATAGTCTTGAGCTAAATAAGGAACTTCGTACCAAACATTGTTACTAGAATCCACTACTTTTAATACAGATATTATGTTAGTGTCTTGAATAGTGATAGTTGAAAACCTTTGAGCGTTTCCAAAAGTAGAGGTAGTAGTTTTTACTTGTCCTGATAGAGCCTGTGTTCTCTTCTTTAAGAGATAGCTTGTTGGATTGCCTGATCCATCTATTGTGTAAACAGAAACATCTGTGGGATCGAATGAAGATGATATGGTAAAATCGACTTTGTTAGGAACATAGAAAGAAACGTTGTTATTCACGTTTGATTTTACTTGCATTCCTGGTTGGATAGTAACCGCAGAAGACCAATCTGGATAAGTATTTGGAGAAGATCCTAGAGCGTTAACTCTCATGTAAACGTCCAAATCAACATTAGCAGCAGAAACAATTTTTGGCCTGTAGCCCATCATGTATGCCATAGTGTACAGATTGTTCTTCTGTTTGGCGTACTGTAAGAAAGTCTCTTGCAATTGATTGTCTAAGTAAAAAGACAAGACATCGCCAATGTAAGAGGCCATCTCAATAAACATGCTTCCAGGAGAGGCTTGACTAAAGTCGTTATATACGGTTGGGTAGTATGACTTAGCATACTCTATCAACTCGTTCTTGAAAGTTGCAAAGTCTTTATTTAGATATTTTATGTCTACATTATTTGGCATCTTAAGAGTTTTGTATCTTTAGTAGTAAAGAGTCAGTTTCTTTTGAATTCTTCACGAAATAACTAAATTGGATGATTATAGAATTTATATCTGGTTTTCCTACGATGTCCAATTGTTGAATTTGAACCGTAGGAAAATTAGCTTCTATTTGAGTCTGTATGGATTGTTTTAATTCATCAGCCGTGGTAGCAGTTATGCTTTCGAATAATCTAGATCTAAGTCCCATGCCAAAATTGGGATTCATTGGACGCTCACCCTTATCTGTTAACATGTAGTTTAAGATATTGTATTTGAGCTGCTCCTTAGTTGTGTATACAGTCGTAAACACATTAGGAGACATAAATGGTAACTTAACCCCAATTCCTGTAGAGGGTTTTAGATCTAGCGGAGATATTTGTCTTAATCCGTATGCCATATATTAAATTCCCATTTTATCCATGAGTGCTGAGTAATCGGGTACTACGTTTATCTGTACAGCATCTATGTTAGAACTCGGTTTAGCTGTGGCCAACATATCACCCACTCCACCTATGGCTGCTTCCTTCGGTTGGAATGCCATGGCTGGATGCATTCCGGGTCCCACGTCTTGAGTTCCGAAACTGAAAGAAGTGTCTTCGTTGATCATGTCCCTGGCTGTCTCGTTGAGCAAGTTCGCCAAAGGATTGCTTGACTTTTTGAACTTAACATCTTCAAACCTAACCATAGGGGAAGAGTTTAGTGTCAAAGGAGGCTGATCGTTTTTCTTTACCTGTTGTTTAACAGGCTGTGCAGATTCGCTAAGAAGTTTTGGAAGCTCTTCCCTCAATACCTTGGTAAGCTCCTCTCTTATGATTTTTCTAAGAATCTCGTTTGCACTTTTCTTTTCCATATGTTATAAATATTATTTTTAGCTATTTTTAAGCTTAGCGATTTCGCTGTCTAAGTCTTTTATTTTCTTGATGAACATAGCTTTTCGCCCTGGATCAGGTGTTGCTATCATTGCCGTGATATATTCTTTTTTCTGGGATTCTAACTCTTCTATCTTTAACTTATTGTTCTCACTTTCTGCTCTTTGTATAGTGGCATTGGCAAATTTTCCGTTAGGATCTGTATTTTTTAGATCTTTAGCTAATGCTACGTTATTTTTTAACATCATCTCTCTCATTCTTGATCTAAGCTTCTTTCCTCCTTGTAATTTGTTTACAAATGCATTAAGTCCAAGACCTTCATTCTCGTTCTCGTTTTCTCCAGAATCTAGACCGTTATCAAAGTTATTGGTGTCAAGATCTTCCAATGATATATCGTTATCGAAAAGGAATGAAAGAGATTCTGATAACGTATTTAATTCTTCAAAGCTTAAAGAAGCAATATCTGATTTTACGAATCCTTGAGAGGATAATTGAACTTTTACTTCATTTATTATTATTTGATTATCTGAAGCAAATGTCGGAGTAGACTTAGCTACTATAATTCCATTTTTAGCTAGAGCTATTCCGTAACGTCTTCTCAACCTAAATGATTCGTCCACAACTTCTTCCGTAACTATTTGAATTGTGAAATCTCCAAAAGTCGATGTATCTGTATTCTTTTTATTACCATAGTTTTCAACGAATTTTTGGAAGTATTCAGCGGTATTTTGTAAACTGTCTCTGGTGTCTTGAAGATCTTTTACTATTTGCGGATCTACGTTGTTACAAGCTTCCAATCCTGCTAACATCCTGTTTATCTTTGCGATAATATCGAACAATATAACAGAAACTTCGTTAAGCAAACCTACGCAAAGGGAAAGTAGGATATTTATCTGTCCCAATCTTTTAAGTAAATCTTCTATTCCTTTAAGTAATTTTTCTTTAAAAGATCCGAATTTAACAGTTATTCCAAGCGTGGTAAACTGATTGGGAATAGGTAAAGCGTCCAAGAATTTTGTAACAACTTTCACAGCTTTCACTATCAAAGTAGCTATTCTAATTAATCCTTGAGCGGTTGTTATAAAAGAAACAAAAACGTTACACACCGATTGAACTTTCTTTAGACTTTCTACCACATTTTTTAGTAGTGGCATCAATCTAGCCGGATCGATTATTTTCTCTATTCTCTGTATCTGCTCTTGTATGTTAGCGTTTGGAAAAACAGTGTCTACAAATCCTATAGCACTAGCAGGAGTGCTTAATCCCTGTATTAATATAGTGTAAGCACGAATCTTATCTATATCGTTGATTAGTTTTTGTAACTTGTCAGAAGGGATCTGCCTAAAATCAGAATACGTATTAAAATCTCTAAATGCTTTTTCAAAAAAATCGTTTACCGCTGTCATTTGCGGAAAAGTTTGTATCAACCTTGGATCTCTCAAAGCAGATTGGGCTTCAGGATCGTCTATCTCTTTAAAAGCATCTTTTATCTGTTGTATTACGTCGTATACAGCTTTTGCTTTCGACTCCTGATTTCCGGATTCTAAATAGCTCGAGCTGAAACCATCTATCTTTTTTTGAACATCATAGGCGGCCTTTTGGATGGTGTATTTGGCTAATCCTAAAGGATCCGTAGGCTTATTTTCCGGATCAAATGGTTTTAATCCTGGTACCCTATTTATTGCGTAATTAAGTATATTGCATAGATCTACGTTAGATAGGTCTTCAAGCAAATTAACTACTCCTGTATCTATGGCTTTTTTAATCTTATTATCTCCTTCGTATTGAAATTTTCCGTAGAAAAAACCGTCCATAGCGAACTGAGCTTTCAATATTCCCTGTCCTGCTATGAATATCGCTTTTTCCAATCCAGTAGCTGTGGTTTGTCCACTTGGAATACCGAAAGTCTTTCTTGCTTGAGGACTTACTTTAGATATATTTGCTTTACTTGCCATTACTTAACGTTGACTGTTTTTGATAGATGACGTCTATCATTCAAATAGCCTATCATACTCTTTACCGATTCTTCTATTACAGTACCTGCTATTTGTATTGGAGTGAGATTTTTTTCAGAAGCCATTTTTAATTGAATACCAGCATTTTCTAAATTTTGTAAAAGTCTGATAAATTGAAATGTAAATGAATCTCCTAGCATTGCGGCTTCGGTAGCAAAAGCATCCCCAAGAAGTATTTTATTAGATGTTACTATTGTTTGAACTGAGTCTATAGTAACATTTTCTATTGTAGATATACCAACGTTTTTTCTGGAGTATAGAAGTATGTTTTCCTTTTTTGAATAGAGCATTACTCTATCAGAAGTAATAAGAGCTTGATTGCCCGAAAAGGGAAACGTATACGCTCCAGAAGATTTAATGTCGGAAACGTTTAAAGTTCTTAATATTTGTCCTGAAGTTAGATATATTGAAGAATCGTCCCTAGATATATCTTCTACTGTTGGAGAGAACTTATCTGAATTTTTTACAGAGGGTTTTCCCTGACCATTTATAATTATCGTTATGGGCTTGTTTAAATTGGATACATTTATCGGAGATCCTATTGACCAAGTATCATTATCTCCTCTATATAAGTTAGAGCTTCCAAATCTGATAGATTGACCGAACCTACCCTCTATTAAAGAGTCTCCTTCAAAAGGCTTAAGACTTTTAACTTTATCGCTTTCAGAAAAATAAACTCCAAGAGGAAGCTTGGCTTGAGAATAATCCGTAGATCCTTCGTATCCAGGTTCTGCCGAATAGCTTTTTAAAAAATCAGCGTATTGCTGCATGTTAGGAAAAGCATTGTGATTGACAGCATTCCACAAAGAGAAAGGAGGATAGTAAAAAAGTTTTTGATTCTTGTAATTATCGTTAAGTCCATCAGAAGGACCAGAGACTATGTACACTATTTCTCCAATTATTGGATATTGCTTAATAAAAGAGAATATAGGAAACGCGCTCTTAGAAACCTTATTTGTTTTATTCGTATTTATACCAGAATAAAGTATTTCAAAATCTATTTTTCCCATATCAGCGGGAGAAAAATAATCTGGATTTTTTGTTTTACCATCGTCAAAAAATTCTCCAAGCACTACACTAGTGACTCTACCTATTAAAAAGTACTGACCTCGTATATCTCCTGCTCCTCCTTGCGGAGTAGATCCAAATATGATACTATTGGCCATCTTGGTTGTCCTCTATTTGTTTTTGTTCTGGTGCAGGTGCTGATACAGTGTAAGTGGAAACCTCTTGAAAGAGCTGTTCGATGTCTTTTTCCGTCAATAGACCATTGTCTTCCACTCCTGCAATCTTCTTTTCTTCCTGTTTTTGGAATATCTGAAGCATTTTCATCAGAACCTCGTCGTTCTTTAGGCTAGAATCGAAGTAACCCTTTAACATCGGAACTATCACGATAGCGTCTCCAGGACTCTCTACCATGTCTGCGAGTTGGTTTATCCTTGTTTTTATCGCTTGATCTTGCTCTTTGTGTTTATCGTAGATCTCTTTTGCTAGGTCTGATATGGACTTGCCCTTAAATATTTCTTTCTCTTGTTGTTCCATAGAACTAACTTTAAAAATAAATATCAATAGTCGACATTCTCAATGTAACGATTCAAGATTTGAACGTAAAGAGTCTTTATTTTCTTGATAACCTTGGTGATAGTGTTCGATTGAGCGTCTGTCATCTCCTTGATGTATATGAACAGAGCTTTTTTATTAAAGATCTCGATGTTTTCCCTTTTCTTGAAGATCTCCAATATAGCGAAAGCTACCCTAAGTTCCTCTGGCTTATCAAACATATCGATGAGTTTTTCGTCCAGTTCCTTTACCATAAGCTCTACGATTTCGAACCGATCAGGTTCGGATTCATCGCTTATCGTTACTGCTTGTTTGAAAGAATCGTCGTCCTCTTCGTTGTTTGGTATCTCCATCTTGTTCACCAACTTCTTGTAATTCTTTTGGTTGTAGATGATTAGGTACCTTTTAGCTATCGTACCGAAATAGGAGTAAGCTTTACCCTTTGATTGATCGTAAAGGTCTAACTTTTGTAGGAGGAAAGAAACTACCTCGTACTTTAGGTCCTCGATCTTGTCTACCTCCGTGTAGTAAAACTTGAAAGTGTGGATAATGTTCTCAGCCAGTTTGTAAAAACCGTAGTGGATCTTATCGTTATAGATCTTGTTCCTTTCTGCCTGGTTAGTACTCATTCGATACTTCAGAATCGCTTCTTCGGTATCTTCCGTAAAGTAGTTGTTTTTAGTCTTTGGCTTTCTTTTTCTCGGCTTCCCTTTCTTGGTTAGCTTTACCTCTTCGTTTTCAATAATTTCGATCATACTCCCTATTACTTGGTCTCAGTGTATTGTTTTAGCATGCTTTGAAGATTCTTTATTTCTTCCATCAATTGTAGAAACTCAGGATCGGATTGCACCCAAAGCGTTTTATCTATCTTGTCGGCCAAAAGATCGATCTCTTTGTAAGCAGACATCGCGTCGTTGATAAAAAGTTGCTGTCTAACTACCATGTCTTCTAGCTTCTTATTCTTTTGGTAGAGATTAAATATTACGTAGCCCAATACGGTTAATACCCAAATGGCTACCATTATCCAAGTTGTTGTCATGTTTAATTGATTTGTTCCTCTACTTTAGCAGACATTAGATCTGCTTGGTGA